AGACAAACCTTGCACAGGCAAGAAGTTTGGAAGTAAGACATGTCCTCCAGGTTCTAAAAGATATAATCTAGCTAAAACATTTAAAAAAATGGCTAGAACTAAAGCTGCCGATGGTGGCAGCATGAGCCATGTCTCTGGATACTCGCCGGTCTTAGGCAACAACCAATTTGGTTATCCTAGTGGTGGAGTTCCTGTTCAAAGTGGGGGAAGAGCTACTCATGGTTATGGAAGAGCTTTCATGAAAGGTGGAAAAGTCTAAAAGAAAGAATTATGGACGGAGTCCAATTATTATTTACATTAAAAAAGTTAGTCGAACTCAGACGCGATGATGTTGTTAATGGCATGGTCAGTGGTGTTGACAATTTTGAAAAATATCAATATATGTTAGGTCAGATACGAACGTATCATTATATTTTACAGGAAATCTCTAACCTGCTAAAAAACAAGGAGCCAAATGAAGACGGAAATGTTGTTAAAATCACGCCCCAAGATCACACTCCCAAAATCTGATCTGGTTGGGTTAAATAAATCAAAACAAATTACCAAAGAATCAACAAAGCTCCCACAACCCACAGGTTGGAGAATTCTTGTGCTACCCTTTAAAATGGGAGAAAAAACTAAAGGAGGAATTTTAATGGGACATGAGACATTAGAAAAGCAACAAGTGGCTTCTCAATGTGGAAACGTATTAGCGATGGGTTCTGATTGTTATCGGGACAAAAATCGTTATAAGCACGGACCTTGGTGTAAAGTAGGCGATTGGGTTATGTTCGCTCGTTACGCTGGGTCTAGAATAAAAATAGAAGGTGGTGAAGTACGGTTGCTTAATGATGATGAGATTTTGGCAACCATCAAGAATCCAGAGGATATCTTGCATGAATATTAACATAGGAGGAAACTATGCCTGAAGAACCAAAAAAGGCTGCAGAAGTTAAAGAAGAAAAAACAATTGATCTTGACACCAGTGGACCGGATGTTGAAGTCACATTGCCAGAAGAAAAAGACAAATCAGTAGTAGAGGTAAAAGAGGAGGTAAAAGATGAAAAACCTAGTGAAGAGCCTGTTAAGTCCGATGACGCACCTGCGAAATCTGATGAGCAGCCTGATGTTCAGGAAAGTAAACCTGAAACAGAAGAAGACCAAAAACAAGAACTAGAAGACTATGGCAAAGGCGTAAAAGTACGTATTGCTAAACTAACAAAACGTATGCGTGAAGCGGAACGTCAAAGGGAAGCTGCACTTACATACGCAAAATCTGTGCAAGGAGAACAGAGATCTCTTAAAGACAGACTCTCTAAATTAGATACGGGTTATGTCAAAGAGATGGAAGATCGAATTACTTCCAGCTTAACTGCTGCTGAAAGCAAACTTAAAAATGCTCGAGAAGCGGCTGATATTAGCGCTGAAGTAGTTGCACAAAAAGAAATTGCTAAATTGGGTTATGAAGAAGCAAGACTTGCTGAAATGAAAGTAACTCAAAAGCAACAAGAAGAACAACGTAAAACCTTAAGTGAAGGGACAATACCTCAAGCACCTATTCAACCTACGCCGGATATCAGAGCAACCGAATGGGCTCAAAAGAATAGTTGGTTTGGTAAAGATAATGCCATGACCTACACCGCTTTTGATCTCCATAAAAAGTTGGTTGATGATGAAGGCTACGATCCACAATCTACAGATTACTACGGAGAATTGGATCGAAGAATAAAGCTTGAATTCCCCAACAAATTTGGTAATACTACAGAACAAACGTCCAAACCTAAACAAACTGTAGCTTCGGCTACGCGAACAGGTTACAAAGAAGGACGCAGAACTGTGAAACTCACATCCTCACAAGTAGCAATTGCTAATAAATTGAATGTGCCACTAGAAGAGTATGCGAAACAATTAAATATCGTGAAGGAGTAAAGCATATGGAAAATGAAAAAATAAAAAAGACCCCTCGCGCGTCCGAAACTAGAGCTAAAGAAGCTCATGAAGTTGTATGGACACCGCCGTCATCTTTAGATGCTCCGCCTGCGCCAGATGGATTCAGGCACCGTTGGATAAGATCTGAAAGTCTTGGTTTTGATGACCAAAAAAATATTTCAGGTCGCCTAAGATCTGGGTACGAACTAGTTCAAGCTAGTGAGTACAAAGATAAAGGTTTCCCGGTGATTGAAACTGGTAAACATACAGGTGTCATTGGAGTTGGTGGGCTGTTGCTGGCCAGAGTGCCTAACGAGATCGCCGAAGCACGTCAAAAGTTTTATGCTCAAAAAGCTCAAGACGCTGACGATGCTGTCAAAACAGATCTACTGAGGGATCAGCACCCGAGTATGCCTATCACTGTTGATAGACACTCGACGCAAACCTTCGGTGGTGGTAAGAAATAGTTTATTAACAATTTCTGCAATCAACGAATTTAATTAACCGTCTATATTTTATAGACAACGGAGGAAAATAATGGCTAATCAAGATGCGGCTTTCGGTCTAAGACCGTTAAAGTCAGTTGGTCAAGGAGACGACTCCACAGGAATGAGTTCACATGCGATAGACGCTGCTTATGGAACAGCAATCTATCAAGGTTCACCAGTTGTTGCAGCTGCGGGATATATCGCTATCTCCACTGCTGGAGCTGTACCTAATATGGGCGCATTCTGGGGATGTTTTTATGTTGACCCAACTACATTGAAACCTACGTTTAAAAACTACTATCCTGGAAGCATAACACCGCCTTCATCTAAAGATATTGAAGCTTTTGTTTATGACAATCCTAATCAAATGTTTGAAATTCAATCAGACAATGACGGAGCGTCAACACTAGCGGATATATTTTCGAATGCAGACTTAGTAAATTTCGGGGGTAGTACTTTAAACGGGGTGAGCAACTCGGAACTAGATGACAGCACAATTGCTGCTTCTAGTGATGTCGCTGCTCAACTTTTAATAATTGGTACTTCTCGTGATCCAAAAAATAATGATGTAACTGATACAGGCGGCAATGTAAATTGGCGTGTTCTAGTTAACATGCATTTATTTGGTCATGGAGTAGGTACTGTAGGAGCTAATTAAGGAGTATAAACTATGGCTATATCACGACAACAACTAGTTAAAGAACTAGAACCAGGTTTAAATGCTTTATTTGGCTTGGAGTACAAACGATACGATCAGGAACATAAAGAAATTTATGTAACTGAATCATCTGACAGAGCTTTTGAAGAAGAAGTTATGTTATCTGGCTTTGCTAATGCATATGTTAAACCGGAAGGTTCAGCAGTTGCTTACGACAATGCTCAGGAAACATTCACTGCAAGATATACTAATGAAACAGTAGCTCTTGCATTTGCTTTAACTGAAGAAGCAATGGAAGATAATTTGTATGACAGACTCGCGTCTCGTTATACAAAAGCACTGGCAAGATCCATGTCGAATGCTAAACAACTCAAAGCAGTTGTGCCTTTAAATCAAGGGTTGCCTACTACAGACAACTATGATTCAGGGGACGCTGTTTCTTTGTTTAACACATCACATCCATGTATTGGGCCTACGTTTCAAAACACATTATCAACTCAAGCCGATATAAACGAAACATCGTTAGAGCAAGCAATGATTGACATTGCAGCAATGACTGATGAACGTGGCTTAAAAATTGCAGCTAGAGGAATGAAAATGATTGTTCCTCCTGCTAATCAATTTAATTCTGAAAGATTATTAAAATCTCAAGGAAGAGTTGGAACAGCTGATAATGATATCAATGCTATCAAAAACATGGGGATGGTTCCTCAAGGTTATAGAGTAAATCACTATCTAACAGATACTGATTCTTGGTACATAATCACGGATGTTCCTAACGGAATGAAACATTTCGATAGATTACCTATCCAAACTAAAATGGAAGGTGATTTCTCAACTGGAAACGTAAGATACAAAGCTAGAGAAAGATACTCATTTGGAGTATCAGACCCTAGAGGTATCTATGGCGTTGAAGGTGCTTAATCAATAAATTAGAAATGAGGCGGCCTTAAAACTGCCTCATTTCGACTATAAAGATAGAGATTCCTTATGAAAAACTTCCGAGTACAACTTCATGCTTATGGCCATTATGCTGACTTTAACGTTAAGTGTAAGGATACAGCCATAGATATAGAAAAATCAATCCTTGACAAACTGGGAAAAAATGAGGTAAAACTGGAGAAAGATGGATTTACTTCTAAACGAGGTAAATGGATAACCTATGAGGAGGTTAGCAATGACCAAAGACCTATACATTACGAAGAAGTCCTTGGAACTAGAGTGGCAACAGGAGCACCTGAAGGAAGGTAAATATACTTTGAACATGGGATATATTGACAAAAAAATTCAGGAAATTGTTAAAGAGATTATTGCCAAAGAGTTTGAAGCAGATACTATTCAAACCAAAATCCACGACGCCAAGCCTGAAGTTTCGATAGCCACTTAAGCGCTATCAAAAATCATACATTTCCGTAGGGATACCTTGCACTGAACGCAAATCTGCGTTATAGATTAATTACTATACAATTATTAATTAGATCTAGACGCGTATAGTCGACGGCCTAGAGACTAGATCTTACAAACTAGGAGGATTATAATCATGGCAAATACAACGTTTTCGGGACCAGTAAGATCATTAAATGGTTTTATTAGTTTCGGACCTAAAGCAGTTGTCAGCTTAACAGCTGATACAACTTTAACAGTAGCCACTCATGCAGGTAGAATTATAACTACTAATGATGCAGATGGTAAGTTTACTTTACCGTCAATTACGTCGGGAAGTTCAGCAGCTGTATCTGGATCAAATGATTACAACGTAGCAAGTAATCTTGGATGTACTTATCTATTTTGGGTACAAACTTTGGCAATAATCTCTTTAACAATTTCCTGAATTTTTTTGTCAATATATCCCATGTTCAA